AGAATGTTGCTATTGGCTAGCATTGGACACAATCGCCGATGATTTAAAAATACCAAAAGTTAAATAACCTAAATAAAATTATATGAAAAAATTTAATGTACGTTGGGAAGAAAGCCACCGAGTTATAGTAGAAGCAGAAAATGAAGAAGAAGCCATTGAAAAAGTTATGAATGGCTATGGTACGGACGATAGCGTAGAAATTACCGAAAGCCCTATGGCTTATGAACAATCAATTTAATTATTAAGTTTATAAAATGAAAAAAATACTAGAAAATTTAGCTTTGATACACTTGATCGAATTTGGAAAAGAAAATAATATAGACATTTCTGGCACGCATTTGACAAAAAATGGACGAGGATTTGCATGGAGCTTATGCAAAGACGAAACGGGCTATAATCTTTTAACCGTTAGATTTCATAAAAGTAGCGTACCGACTTATTCCATAAATAAATAATTATAAATATATGAAATTATAATTATCACAAATGAATTATATCCGACGATATAAAAGAATAAAAATGCTTGACTTTTGTTTAAAATAGGAGTATAATTGAGGGCAACGGGTGATATAATTATTATTATTTCGCACGGGTGAGCGGAAACAAAAACAAAATGAGTGTAAAAATCAAAATATGGGTGGCAAAATTAAGGCTATTTATCAATAAAATGCACAAACAAGCTCAAAAATTGGCGTTAGCGGCAGTTTTATTGCAGTATATGATAGCTGGCGGGTGGTATTTCGCCGAAAGTAGGGGGATACTAAACTATTTCAAGCCAAAAACAGTATTTATTGAGATAGCCCACGCTAAGGAAATGACTACAGAAGCCAAAAACAAGCCCGAAAGCAAAGATGAAGCTATAAGCAGGATAATGGATGAGATTTGGCTAAATGAGTCAACACGGGGAAAAAATAACTATTCCAAGTGTAAAGAAATCGGCAGAATAAATGGTATTGGTTATGGAATATATGGCGGTAAATGGCAATGCTTTGATAATCACGCCGAAGAGTTTAGAGCTTTAAATAGCTGGATAACCGACCATAAAGCCCAGGGAATGACTGAAAATGAGTTATTGTGCCATTATAGTGGAGGAAATTACAAAATATGTAATAATTAAATACAAATCAAATGACTAAATATCAAATACTGGCTAAATATGGGTTATGGGACAAGAAAAATCCGAAGTTATGGGATAATGTGAGTATTTCCCGGATTAAAGCAATGTTAAAATGGTTTAAAGGAATAATAATATGATCCAAGAAGATTTGGCGCGGATAGTAGAGGAAGCAACAAGCCAAAACGAGGTTATAGAAGAAAATGAATTAGATCATAACAAGATACTATCAGAAAACAATTAAATATAAGTAAATAAAACCAGCCCCCGAAAAGGTTGGTTTTTAGTTAGCTAAAATATAAAGGTAATATAAATTAAATAAAGAGGAGAGAATGATAAATAATAATGAGGTAAAATTATAATAGATAATAGACTATAAAGGATAAAGGATAAAGGATAAAGGATAAAGGATAAAGGATAAAAAGGTTTAAAACATTCAACAAAACAGGTGCATAAAAAAATTATGGCTAATCAAAGGCAATAAACAGCGTTTTAATGCGTTTTAAAAAGTAATTGATACTAAGATACTATTGAAATTGATTAAATGGCCAGAAAAGATTATTTTGTCAATAGCAATATGAGCTTTAAATAAAGGGTTGCCTAAATGTAGCACGGCGGAGAATTAAGATTAAATATGTTATAATATAGATTATTATGGTGTCGCACAATAGTTATTTTAAGACAGCAGTCAATTGCTTATATAAGCCATAGAATGATAATAGAATAGTGCTATAGTATTGATACACTATATATTGTGTATTATATGGTTAATAATCAATCAATAGACATTGGTTGTTTTTTGTTGTTGCTTGCTTTTTTATATGGTTGTTGTATAATATAATCATTACATAGACTAGAGGGGGGGGTACCCCCCTGCCTGGTGGTTGCGAAAAGAACTTAGGGGTACCTCACTCAATACAGATATATTTTAAAAACCCCAAATTGAAACACTCTTCTCCCCGAAAAAAAATTAAAAAAGACTATTTCCATCGTAATTTTTTAAAAAAGAAAAAAATGGCAAGACCAAGAGGAGTAACTAAACCTCCAGTATTAGTAGAAAATCCTGTTAAAATTACAGATGAACAGGTTATGGAATTTGTTAATGCCCGAGCAGAAAATATACATAATTCTCCAACTTTAATAAAGACTGCTAGGGCAGATAGAGATTATTTAATGGGTATTTTTTCATTGATTTATAAGAGATATGAAGGTTTGTTGATTGATAAAAAGGTACAAGGAGATAGAAGATATTCTCCTAAACAAATGTTTGAAACTGCGTCTAAGTATATTGAAGTTACAATAGAGCATGGACAACCTTTAACTATTACTCAGTTAGGTATTTTTTTGGGGATTAGAAGGAAAGATGTTTTTCGTTTTTTAAACGAAAATAAGTTTGGTAAAGAAGAAAAATTTATTTATGATTTCTGTGATTTTATTGAAAGTTATAATGAATATGCTGCGCATAAAAAGATGAATCCTGCCGGACCTATATTTATTTTAAAGAATTTTGGATGGAAAGATAAGTTTGAAGTTGAGGCTAGCGCGAAACAAGGAGCTTTAACAGATACTGAGAGGAGAGAAGCGCAGAAGCGGATAGCTGGTTTTTCAGAGATTGTAAAACCTATTTAAAATGAATCAACTTATAGATAAATTAAAGTCGGAACTTTCCGTTATAATCGGAAATGGAGCCAAACCCGAAGAAATAAGGGAGTTTTTTCGTCCTAAGGATAATCTGGATGAGATGACAGTAAGGTCTGTTTTATTGGGACATTATTTTTTTCCAAAGTATTTTTCCTCTCCAACTCCTGATTTCCATTATGAACTTTTAAAGAAGTTTTTTAAAAAAGGCAATGAGTATAACGCATATCCGCGAGGTTTTGCGAAAACTACTTGTCTCCAGTTAGGGATTGCTTATGCTTGTATAAATGGATTGGATGAGTTTATTGTATTGATTGAAAAGAATTTCACTGAAGCGGCGGAGGTTTTGGAATCACTGAGAGATGAGTTTAAATTGAATGACGAAATTTTAAGAGTTTACGGGGATTTAACGAAGATTGGATATTTAGGAACCGAACAAGCTAACATCAGGGACAGTGCAGGAGACTTTTTTATAAATGGAGTTCGTTTAAGGGCTAAGGGTTTTGATACTCCAATTAGAGGTTTAAAATCGCGCCACGCTCGTCCTACAAGGGTTGTAATAGATGATTGCGAAAGCGATGAACATATTGACAATATAGAACAGCGAAGAAAATATCTTGATAATTATATTAAGGGTGTTATTCCTGCAGTAGATAGTGAAACCGGTTATATCAAAATGTTTGGCACTATTTTGCATGATGATTCACTTCTAAATACTTTGATTAAAAATCATAACGGTAAAATTTATGCGGCGTGGGATGAAAATAAAGAATTGCTATGGGCTTCCAAATGGTCGGTCGAGAAGTTAGAACAAAAAAGAGAAGAAATGAGAATTTCCGAAAGGGGGGATTCATCGTTTTACCAAGAATATTTTAATCAGCCATTGTCAGACGAAGACCAAATTTTCAGGAGAGAGATGTTTCGGTATTTCAACGCTATCCAATGGGAAGAAATTAAAAAGAAACTTCATAGAATTTATACTTTAGTTGACCCTGCTATTTCCAAAAAAACTACGGCAGATTTTACGGCTGTTGTATCGGTAGCGATAGATTCTATGAATAAGATTTATATTTTGGAAATTACTCGCGATAGATTAGACCCCTTAGAAACTATAAAAGCAATTTTCGCCCATTATGAAAAATGGAATCCTGTGTATGTAGGCATAGAAACCACGGCTTATCAAAAAGCCCTCAAGTATTTTATAGAAGAGGAAAAGCGGAGACAACATTCTACGGTTCAATCTATGATGATTCAGGAAATACGCCCAACGATAGACAAAATTACTAAGATTTCAAAATTACAACCGAAGTATGCTATTGCAAATGTGTTTCATAACTCGGATGATAAAAATACTCCGATATTAGAACAAGAATTATTAAGATTCCCAAAAGCAGTTCATGATGATATTTTGGATTGTATTAGTAATGTGATAGAAATAATGATTCCGGTTGGAAAAACTGTCCAACGGGAATATGATAAATTTGCAAAAGCGAGAATGGCTGGAATGAAAGTTGCTTATTAAATTTTTTTGTGGTATAATTGTAATAATAAAAAACAAACTTTAAATAAATGGCAGAACAGGAAGAACAAACTGAAAAAGTTTATTCTCCATCACAAAAAGAGATTGAAACAATCAATCGTGTTTTTCAACGTTTCAAAAGGATGCAAGAAGAACGAGATATTGTTCGCAGAGAATTTGATGGATTAACTTTAGAAAAGTATGTAAATGTTTCCTTGGATTCTTATAACGGAATCGTATCTGAAGAATTGAAAGCGATTAAGGAAGATTGGCAGTCAATTATTTGGGACCACAAAACCAGAGGAAAAGTAAAGACCGTTATTTCAATGATTATCGGGATGCGCCCTTTCATTTTTATTACCGGCAAAAATAGAAAATCTCAAGAATACGCTTCTGATATGTTTAATGTTTATGAAGATTCTTGGAAAAAAGAACAGGGAGCTTATAAACTTTATTTACAGGCGTTATCAGTGTGCAACAAAGGAACTGTCATAACGGAAGAAATGTATGTGGAGGATAAGGTAAAACGGAAAGAAATTATTTCCGTAAATCAGCAGACAGGAAAAGTAAAGTATCGTAAAAAAGAAATTATCAAAGACGGAGTAGGTCAAGTAAAAGTTAGAATAGTCCCATTATTAAATTTTTATCCAAATGAAAATTCCGCGGAAATAGAACACGATTGTTGCGTGGTGGAATTTTATACTCAAAATAATTTTGAAAATAAGTTTAGGAAATATTTTAATTATAAATTTGTAAAAGTTGGAACTTTTAGCGGAATAAGTTATGATAGCATAAAATATAAATCCATTTCAACTAAAACAAATACACTAATTGAAGTAATTAAATATTATAATGAAGACACGGATGAGTTTGTTATTTTGGCTAATGGTTTTTGGATAAATCCGCAAGACGGAGATGAATGTTCTCCACTACCTTTCAATCATAAAAAACTGCCATTCGCAAAAACAGTTTTTGAATTAGCTGATGAAGAATGTTTTTATGGAAAATCTTTGCCTGATTTAATGCGAGGTGAACAAGACGCTGATAATGCTTTACTCCGATTGATGATTGACCAAGAAATTCTCGCACTTAACAAACCGATTTTATTGGGAATGGGAATTGATATTGAAAGTTATCAATTATATCCGGGAAAACCAATGAAACTTACAGGAGATATTTCACAGGTTCAGGAAATGAAAATGACCGGAGCTACTCAATCAGGATTTCAACTTTTGCAGACACTTAGGCATAATTCCGATGTGAATACGGCAATAGACCCAACCGCTCAAGGTGTTTCTAGCGGAGGGAGAAAGACTGCTAGAGAAACTGTCATTTTAGATGAAAATTCAAAAAGAAATTCTGGCCCATTCTCTTTGCATATTTATAAACTGCTTTTTGACAGAGCCAAGTTGAGAGTAGAAAATATAAAACAATTTTATACTAAACCAATTCAGTATTCAGTATTGGCTGATAAATATGGAAATGATATTATCGGGGAAAATGGAATCAAAAAGAAAACTACTCCGCAGTATCGCGAAATCACTGTGGCTAAGCCAGGAAAAAATCCACATTGGATTTCTATAAAACCTGAGATGAAAGGTTGTGAATTTGAGTTGAGTTTTGTGGAAGATTTTGAAGTTAGCGACAATAGAAGTTATCGGATTGAAATGGCAACCGCACTTAAAGATGAAGCTAAACAAAATCCTTTAATCAACGCGGACGAAGCTACGATAAATTATTTAGAAGCAATTCGTATGTCCCCAGACCGTTTTTATTTGAAACCAAAACCAGAAGCTATCAATTTTCAGAATAGTCAAGGTATGCCTCCAATGAATAAACCAATGATGCAATAATGAAAAAAATAATTATAAAAATTTTATTAAGATTATTGAATAAAGAATATTACAAACCTTTATCAAAAGAAGAAGTTGATTTTTTATTGACTAAACTTTCCAATCCTGAAGAATTTGAAAAGTTGCCTGCATTTCTTTCCCAATGTGAAAATCAATATAAGAATCAATATCTTTATTCCGGAGAAATAATGTTTAAGGGTTGCGTGTTAGCTTTTTCATCACTGCGAGAACAAATTTTATCAAAAAGAAGTGAAAAGAAAAAAACAAATTTGACTAAGGAAGAAGAAGGTGGTATAATGAAAACACCCTATTGATATTTTAAAAAATATATCCCATCACACCATTAAGGACTAGCGCGTTGTCCTGAATATCTGTGATGGGATATTCGGGACACAACGCTAGTCCTTAAAAGTAGCGTTTTAATTTTTAATTAGCACTTCGCAGGGATGCCACCCTGCTGAATAAAAAACAGGTAATGTGCCAAAAAAATTATGTCAGAAGAAAAAGACGAGATTAAAAAATCCGAAGAAGATGAAAAATCAGAGGAGGAATCCCAAAAGGAATCCGAATATACTGAAAAAAAGTCTGAGGAAGAAGAATCTCAAAAGGAAAGTTTCGAAAAAGAAAGCGAAACTGTCTCGACCAGAAAGTATAATCAGGCAATCCGCAAACAGCGCGAAGTTGAACTTGAAAAAAGGGAACTGGAACGCCAATTAGCGGAATCCAAAGGTCAAAAGTTCGTTAAAGAGGAAGAAAAAGAGGAGGATGAAGACGATGAAAATGAATCTTTCTTTGAAAAAGAGGAAGAAAAAAAGGAAAAATCCCCCGATTTCTCCAAATTAGTCGATGAAAAACTAAAACCAGTCTTGGAAGCGCAAAAAAAACGCGAAGACAATGACCGGAAAAATGCCAGAACAGCTTTTTTTGAGGAACATCCGGATTATCTTAAAGATTCGGAAAAATGGCAGGGGCTTATTGACGAAATGGATAATTCCTTAAATCCTAATTCCAGTGATGACTATTATACTCAACTGGAAAAAGCACACCGAATCTTGGCTGGAGATGCCGGTAATGCTGTAATAGAGGATAAAAAAGCAGAGATTGCCAGCGATTCTTCCGGAGCAGGAGCTGAAAAAGGTTCTGTTGAAGAAGAATTTAGTGCAGAAGACCGCAAGACAATGAAAGATATGAACATTTCCCCAGAGGGAATGAGAGCTTTCAAAAAACAACTTGCCGAAGGTAAAACTTCATATTCTGCATAGTTTAATTATTAAAATAACAAAGATATGGCACTTAATTTTGTCGGAACTATCGGCGGAGTTGGTCGCAAACTGCAACTGGTAAAGTTAGCTAACAGCCAGACAGTTGAAGTTGGTGATGCTATTGAAACCTACACTGTTGGTCTCGGAACATTACAAACCGCGGCTCATCATGTCGGTGGAATAGTTGACGCTATTTGCGACAGCAAGGGAAATCCAATTCAGATTTCCAATCCCGTAGCTGGAACAGCGTCCTCAACTGATGTCCGTTCTCAAGCGACTGGAACAGGCGGATTGTATTACGCTTTGGTAGATTTCGGAAGAGACACTATTTATTCAGCAGCAGTTGAGGGAACAATCGGAACAACCGCGACTTCTAATCTTCGTGGTTGCCACATTGACATCAATTCGGCTGGAGCTGAATATGGAGAAGTTCTCGAATCAACCGCAACACGAACAGAAGGAGTTGAAGCTAATTTCTACTCTCATGGTGTTGATCCTAACGATTCCACAAGAATGTTAGTTTCAATCGCTATGAGCGAAATGCAAACTCTTACTACTTAATTATTAACACTTTAATTTTATGGCCGTAGAAACACGAGCAACTTGGGGAGATGGCTGGATTAAAGGCTATGCTGCCAAATTTGCTGAAGTAGAAAATCAAGCGGATTCCGCTTATTCTCTAGGTATAGAATCAGCTTTGGGAGTTGAAGCTAATAAATTCACTCGTCTGTTTAAGGAAAGAACTTCAGAAAAAGCACAGGAAAGAATGGCTAGCAAGTCTGGTCTAGGACTTCCTGTTATCACATCTGAAGGCGCTGACTTCGCTACTGATAGTCGTCAGCCGGGATACATGACGGTATTCAATTTCATCAAGAAAACTCTTTCTGTTGAAATCACTCTTGAAGAAAGAAATGACCGAGAAAACGATTTGGAAGATAAATTTAATGAAGCGCGAGATTTGAAAATCTCAATGATGACTGATTATGATAGAACTGCATTTTCAATCTTTAACTACGCTTTTACAGCGCAGGCTTCACTTCCAACGACTTTAACTTTTTATTCGGATGGTTCTCCTTTATGTTCAACTACTCATACCTTGAAAGTTACTGGCGGAACACATAGCAACGCTTCAGCTACTGGTATTCCATTGACAGAAACGAATTTGGAAATAGCTAGACAAGCATTGCGAAGACAAGTTGATGACCGCGGACTTCCGATGGACATTGGTTCTGGCAGATTGATTCTGTTGGTTCCTGATTCTTTGGAGAAGAACGCTGTTACAATCACGAAATCAACTAAACGTTCTGGAACTGCTAATAACGACTTAAACATTTATGATGGTATCGTAACTGTTATCTCGACTAAATGGATAAACAGTCAGCAAACTTCCGGTTCTGACACAGCTTGGTTCTTGATTGATTCAATGAAATCTCCCTTTATCTTCTATAAACGCGAAGATAGTATTACCTCAACTTATGTGGACAATAAGAATAAAAATCTTATCCACGACATCTATTCCAGATGGCAGGTTGGTAATAAAACTTTTAGAGGCGTGTGGGGAAGTAAGGGGGACAACGCAAGTTATTCGAGCTAATCGTAGTTTTGTATGGGAGTTGATAGGTTCAGATCCCCAAGTATAATTATTAATTTAGTTCTCATTTTGACCTCGCAGGCGTGCGAGAGGAAGCCGAAAGGCTCATATATTGAGAACCACAAACGCAAATGAGTATAACAAATTTCGACATAGTGCAGGCAAATGTTTTCTTGGGTTCACAAATAGTGACTCAAGGAAATGTGTATTATGTCAAACCTTATTCAGGAAATGACAATAATGATGGTAAATCGCCGGAAAGCGCTTTTAAAACTTTGGTTAAAGCGCAGTTGGTGGCAGTTGCCAATCGTAATGATGTTGTTTATCTGATGGCTGAAGGAAATTCAGCATCTCTAACGACTGATTATCAATCCGCAGCATTTGACTGGGCGAAAGATGGAGTTCATCTTATCGGAGTAGGTTCAGGCTCAATGATTGGTTCTCGTTCAAGAATCGCTCAACTTTCCACAGTAAAAACCATTGAAGACCTCTTCACGGTTTCTGCTGATAATTGTCGTATTGCAAACATAGAGGTTTTTCAAGGCGTTGCATCAGGAACACAAACGGCTGGAAGAGCTATGGTGGTATCTGGACAGCGCAATGTAATTGAAAATTCTCAAATTTCAGGAATTGGAGACACTTCGTTTGATGATTCCGGAGCGCGTTCATTGGCTGTGACCGGTTCAGAAAATATGTTCAAGCATTGCTATATTGGACTTGACACTGTAATCAGGGCTACCGCAGCAGCCGAGGTAACTATTGGAGATGTTGCTCGAACAATTTTTGAGAACTGTTTCTTCAACACTTACACATCTTTATCTACTTTCAAGATGATTACATATTCAGCTCCTGATAGATTTGTTCTTTTAGACCATTGTAAAATCAATGCGGTTCAAAACATTACTTCAGCTGTTGCTCCAACCGGAGCGTTGGCTGCCGCTACTAGCGTAAACGGAAGTATTATTCTTGATAACACTCCTATTTATGGCTTTGCTGATGTTTCAGCTGCTGATGATGCTAAAATCCTTGTTTATGGAAGCGGTAATGGCACATTGGTTGGTCTTGGACTATCTGGCACAGTGGATGTTGTCTAAACAAATTAAAATTTAATATTTTTTAGGGGGCGGATAATTTCTGCCTCCCATAAGGATAATAAATTAATTTAAAATTATGTTTGAGAAAAAAAACAAAGAAGAAAAGAAAGTAAAAAATAAAGTTAAAAAGGAAATTCAAACTTTCCAAATTGAAATGATAAATGGTGATGAAGTTCTTGTTGTTCGCGATTCAAAAGGCAAAGTAGTCGAGAAAAAAGCCGTTTAATTATTAAATTTTAATTTTATGGACGAACAAATAGACAAAGTTGGTTCTGACTTGCTTGGCGTTGATGTGAAAACCCAAGAAGAAAAGGTTGAAGAAGTTGTTGATAACACTGACCCAAAGGAAATGGAAGAAGAAATTGGAGAACCCCCTGTCGGAACTGGAAATCCTCCACAACTTGATAATAATTTTTATATTGAAAATCTTCCAGATGTTATCAATCGCGTAAAAGAAGAAAACGAAGAAAAGAAACTGAACCCAAGTCTTATTTTAGATGGAGAAATGGGAATAAATTTCATAGATGGAGAACCGCATATTGTCATAGACAATGAGTATGTGCCTCACGATAAAGCTCTAATTACATTACAAACTCGCAAGGTCGTGCGCGAGTATTTAAAGTTGCAAAATTTAATTAACGGGGTAAAAGAATAATATGGTCATACACGATGAAAAAGGAGATGCAATCGGCTCTCCGGAAAACGCTTGGCAAATAATAAAATCAGCTCCTACCGCTTTTGCAGGAGGAACTGCTAACGCGCGCGGAGATAAAGACGGCACAAACGCGTCTTTAAAGATTTTTGATGTAACTGGAGATGTTGTAGTCAGAATTTTTGGAGTATGCACAGCAACATTAGTCGGTGCCGGAACATTAGAGGTTGGAGTTACCGGAAATACAGCCGGTCTTATCGCACAAGTTTCAGACGCTACTACAATTGCCGCTAGTGATGTATGGATAGACAGCTCTGTTGCAGAAGTCGGAATTGCCGCTCTAGCAAGTATTCCTGCCGCATCAGTTATCGTTAATGGACTGGATATTTATGAAAAAACAGCCAGCACGGATATAACATCAGGACAGATTTATTATGTTTGTATGTGGCGCGCGCTTACACAGGGTTCAAAAGTTGTTGCTGTTTAATTTATCGGCATAAACTATTAAAAAAATGCCACACCTAAAAATGTGGCTTTTTATCTAAATATATGGGAATGATACGACCAGCAGTTAAAATACTTTCTTCTCCTCGCGGACCACAAGGCGTAGCAGGAGGCATACAGGGACCAAATCCATCGGTTGTGGATAATTTTCCGACTTTCAAGGATATAACTGGCGCAGAACTAAAAGATTCTGGCATTTCTTTCATAGACGAGGATTCTATGACAACCAATTCTGCTGTGAAAGTGCCTTCTCAACAATCCGTTAAGGCTTATGTTGATGCTAGCCCTGTTCCAGTTAAAGCTACAAAAGCCGAAGTTGCCACAGGAACTAATGACGCCAAATTCAATACGCCTCTTTCCATAGCGGAACTAATGAAACCTGAAGAAGGTAAAATGTATAACGGAAGAATCCTCCCATCCGTAGCTTCCAACAACCTCACAGTCGCTCTGAAAACTCTGGCAGGAGCAGACCCTTCAGTTACTGACCCTGTATATGTAATGATAGGCGGAGTGTTGAGAAGTATTACGAGTGCTTTGTCGGTAACGAAAAACGCCGCGACAAACTGGATGAATTTAGGCAGTGCTGAACTAGCCACAAAAGAAACGGATTTATTCGTTTATCTTGGTTATAACGCCACGGACGGAGTAGTGATTGGATTTTCTCGCATACCTTTTGCGAATCGATACGATGAATTTTCCGCTACTACGACCAATGAAAAATATGCTGGAATTTCCACTATTACAACCGCCGCTGCAGGGGATAGTTATGTAAATATCGGAAGATTTGCCGCTACTCTTTCCGCAGGGGCTGGATACACTTGGAGCGTTCCGACTTTCACCGCTTCTAATCTTATTCAAAAACCGATTTATGAGACGAGGAGATTAGTTTATCTACCAACCTATACAGGATTTTCTTCTGCTCCAGCTTCGGCAGTTTATGCTCAACTAGTTGGTAGAAATATGAAAGTAACCGTTGGAGATAGTTCGGGAACAAGCAATGCGACAGGCTTTACGATGACAGTTCCTTTTACCTGTTCTGCAGGTCTTTCAAGTGGACAAATAGACGTGCGTGGTAATGCTTATGATAATGGATCTTGGCAAACTGCTCCAGCTAACGTGTCATTATCTGATAATTCCAATCTTATTACTATCTACAAAACAACGCACGGTGTAGTAAATTGGACAAATAGTGGAATAAAGACTTGCTATTTCAGTATTGAATACCCTATCTAATTAAACTAAAAACTCTATAATAAAGAAATAGAAAACCTATAATGGAACTAAACATTAAAATAGCCAAAATGGAAGAAAACCTGAAAAACATCGCAGAAAAAATTGATGACCATTGCGTTAATCAAAAAATAGTAGATGCAAAAGTTGAAAGACGCTTTGAAGAAACGCAGACTCAGATGAATGTTCATTTTGATAATTTAGAAACTAAAATAGATAAATTCGGAGAAAAAGCCGAGTTCAAATTTGCTGCCAAGTGGATTGAAAAGCCAGTTTTTGCCATTATCGGAATGTTAGCTTTGGCGGCTTTGTATTTTATATTTGAAAAAACCGGACTTAAATAATTAAAAACTTTATAATGTTAATACACCCAGAATTACTAAAACTAACTACTTCCGCAGGCTCCGCATCAGGAAATACCCAAAATCTGATGGGTATTTGCTATGAGATTTTAGTAAAACCAGCCACCGAAAGCACAGTGTATGACATAAAAATTACGGATTCATCCAGTATCGTAATATACGAACGCACAACAGAAACTGGCACTCTATCGGAAATAGATACTTTGCCTATGAAAGATGTTTATACAATCACTATTTCTAACGCCACGGAAGATGAATTATTTCTAGTAAAGTTAATGCTGAGGGAACAATAATTATGAAAAGAAAACTTCACTTATTGAAAATAAAATTCCTTAAAATAAAATGGTATTTTGAGTTGCTCAATTACGCGCGAACCCACGCCAAAGAAGTGGATAATTATAAATTTTTAATTTCTACTAAAAAATCCGCATATAACAAAATGCTGGAATTGCAAAGAATAGAACCTGAATGTCCCGATATTAAAAAATTGGAAATTCAAGTAGAATTATTAGATAAAATTATAAATTACAAAAATGGACACTGACAGAAAAGGTAAAATACGCCCATTGAGACCAGATTCACAACCTGTTACTCTTTCAGGAACTGTTCCTCTCCCAACAGGTGCGGCGACCGAAGCAACTCTACAAGCAATCGCAGGATTATTACCAGACGCTTTTGATTATGTTTCCTGTTCTTATCCCACCACAACTCAAGAAGTTTATGTTTACAAAACAGGGGGAAGCGGAGGAACGACTGTGGCGACAATTACCGTTAATTACACTAACGATACCAAAGAATACATAACAGATATAATTAAAACATAATGTTATTTAATCCCACTACTGGAAAACTAGAACCCAACGCTCGCAACAGAGTCAAAAGAACAGGCGATACAATGACCGGTGTTTTAACCGCACCCGGATTTGTTTCAACGGTTGGCATTGGAACACAACCTTATACGGCCACTTCAACAACTTTAAATTCAAATCTTAACGCAGACCTTTTGGATGGGCAACACGCTAACGAGTTTTCTTTAACTGGACACAATCACGATTTAGCTTATTTGGGAATTAGTGCAAAGGCGGCGGATTCAGATTTGCTTGACGGACACGATACGAGTTATTTTCAAGTGGCCGGTTCTTATTTAACAGCAGAAGTTGACACCCTTGCGACCGTAACCTCCAGAGGCGCGATAGCCAATGTCGATGTAGATTTTAGAGGAAATACAAACGCAAATATTATTCTCTCCACTAACGGGAATAATACTATTTACACTGCTAATGTGGCTTTTAGAAGAATGACAGGCGGAGGTTTGGGAATAGACAGTCCTGCTTCGGTATTTATCAACTTAGATACCGATGATAATTCAGTTTTTAGTGGTCAATTCGCTGTGCGTTCAAATGCTTCGACTACTAACATATTTTATGTCAAGGAATTGATAGCTAAAACTGGGGGAGTCGGTTCTCAATTTGCTTCATCAATTGAAGCAATGGGAGGCAATCAAACCACCAATTATTATAATTTGGTTTCAGCTTTTACTTATAATCAAAATTACAGCATCGCAAGCACAGGAAACGGAATACCAAACTTGATGGGAATGTGGTTGTATACTTCTTATTCATCGGGATTCAATTCAGGAGAAACAGTGGCAGAAGGAGCAGGAACGGGTGGTATTCATTATATGGCAGGAGCAACTGGAACAGTCACCAAAGGTATTGCAATGCTCGGTTGGGTATGGAGCGGTTCAGGCACAGTATCAACCGCCTCATCTTTTACTGCACGCAGTTTAATTCAATCAACAGGAACAGTAATCACAACTCTTTATGGATTTGAGGTAGAGGATTTAGTTTCAAATACTGGAAGTCCGACATTGCCAACAACTCACGTAGGATTCTATGTCCATCAACTCACTCAGGCGACAAATAACTACGGAATATATCTTGAAGATTTTACCGACACGACCAATGATTATGCTTTATATTCGGCAGGAGGGAGAGCTTATCTAGGCGGTGAATTACACGTAGCAGGTGATATTGGCGGTAAAGCATCCACTAATTCTCTAACTGGCGTTTCTGATCTAACAGGCAATAGCACGGGAGTAGGCACAATATTATTCAAGGGAGCTACCAGCCGAAATAGCTCGGGATTTATAAAAATATATATCGGGACTACGGCATATTATGTGCCAGTATTTTCTGCGATAACAGGCTAGACAAATTTAATAATTATAGTATAATAAAAGTATGGCACTCATCAAAACAATCACTTTCCCAGACGGTCAGGATTATTCATATATCCGCATAGAAGGAGAATTTTTGGTTGATATTAAAAATAAGATTTGCGAAGTTCCAGTTAGAATTTTCAAAGATAAAAACTCCGCTAAAATCTTATTACTTCCTTTCCGAGAAGAAAGAAAAATTTGTTTGAATAAAGACAAATTTCCTTTTACTAATATACCCCCAACAACAGATGTAAGAGATTATTTATATCCACTGGTAAAAGCAGAGGCGTTTTCCGGAGCGTTAGATGACTAATTATTTAATTTTAATAAAATGAAAATTGATTTCACAAAAGTTTTATTAGACTTGGAAGAAAAACCAATATTGGAGCCAGAAGTTAAGGAGGGAAAAGTTAGCGGAAGCAGACCACTCACTTTAAAAAGTGTTTGCTTAAATTCGTTAATGGGGCAATTTGAAGATGAAAAAGGATTAAGCGGTGAGGAGAAAATTAAAAGATTTCTGTTGGCTAAAAAAATCAACGAAGGAGGAGAAGAATTAAAAAGCGAAGAAATCGCTGAAATTAAAAAGTTAGTTTCAAAAGCATACGCTACTTTGATTGTCGGTAGGGTGTTTGAGATTTTAATCTAATATGCAAACCCAAGAATACATCTTAATGTTTCTCTCTGTAGGGCAAATTGTCATTATGATAGTGGCGTTTTATAAGTTTTTCCGAGACCCAGATGAACAATCAGAAAAAAACATCAGTTTATTGAAGAATAATTGCGATTTAAAACATAAAAGAATTGACGAAATTTTTGCAGAAATAAATAAAAACATTGGTAAGATTGAATATACCTTTACTCATTTTAAAGAAAATGAATTTAGGCACATTGAAGATGAAATGCGAAAGTTATCAGATATACAAATAAAGATTTTGACAATAATGGAAGAAAAAAAATAAATTAAATAATTAAAAATATGGATATACTATTTAAAATAGTGGATTTCTTAAAAGGAAAAAAATCATATATCGTAGGGGTGATGATGATTACCATCGGACTTCTAAACGAGGATAAGCAAATGATAATGGAAGGTTTATCCGTTATGGCACTAAGAGCCGGCATTGCCAAAAACTAAAGACCACAAGGGGTGGCACTAATCATTAACTTAAAAATATCCGTGTTAATAAATATTTTATTCAAGGTATTGCGATAGGTTTGGGATTTTTGTTAGCTCTCTTATTCTTGGCTTTTTTCATCGTAAAAGATGTCCAAAGTATTAAGAGAACGCCTCCAGCGATTGAGCAAAGAAAGATGGAAATGAGTTAACAATTGTTAATAGGTAAATTTGAATAGGTTAACATAGTTCTTACACAATTAAAGGAGGGTCAGAATGGCAAAATTTTGGTGTGCCAAGAAAGGCAGAGTGGTTTATTTGGAAGAAGCCAAAAGGAAATGCTTCAATCAAAATCACCATCGGGGTTGCAAAAATCTTCTTAAATTTAAGAAAAATAAAAACCGACCAGCGTGGTGGTGAAATGAGAAACTTTGAAGATAAAGGTTGTGATAAATGTCCAAATCTTGTATTATGTAAACAGGAAATTGAGCAAGATATGTATGATTTAATGTCAGAGACGGATAAAAAAGTCTTAGACAATGTCAAGGAATGTCGTATTAAAAAGTTTCTGCTTTATATTGACCGTAAAAATAACTGGAGGGTAAAATAATGGACTGCTTATGTGATGGCACAAAAAAGATTCTTTGTAAGATTCATATTTCCCTTGAGGATTGGTTAATCCTTGATGATTACCAACGTCAGATTATGGTTGACATCAACGATTGTCGCCGTATGAAAGGGGAACAAGATGGCGGACTCATTAAAGATAAATTGTGATGGGTGTGTCTATGCTTGCCGAGTGATACCACTTCCATTGGAACTGATAGCAATTTATATTCAACAAGATAACCAAAAAAGAATGAAATTCATCGCCGACCTCTTTGACCTCAAAAGGTTTATGGTTCATTGCCACGTCAGAAGAGCCTGCCTCATCCTCCGCATACAATGACCTCTCTAAAAACAATAGAAATCTATTGTCGAGGGGATATAACCGTATATCCCCTCTCCTACCTAAAATTAACTATCAATTATATGAAAAAAAGAACAATTATATTTAATTTTTGAATGAAAATGTTATATAATATAAGCAATTATTAAATTTATCCTTATGTCGCTACAACCTGTCTTAGTATCAACTCGTGAAATAGGCGTTACTCCATATAAATCAAACTTAAAAACTGATTATGCATCAGGAGTTTCTGCAATTACAATTTATAGTATTTCCAATTTTGCAATTAACCAAATTCTTTTAATTGGAGAATATGGAAATGAGGGTTCTGAAATAATTAAAACTCACGCTTCTACCGCTCCAACTGGATTCACGGTTACTTTAGTTTCCGCAACAACAAAACCGCACACCAAAGATACGCCTGTTTATATACTTTCTTTTGACCAAATAGAATTTTCTCATGCGGACACTTTAACTGGGGTAAAGTCTCTTTTAGGCTCATCTCCTTATGCAATAAATCCTGAAGATGATTTGATGCAATATGAAGATACCACCAATACTTCAGGTTATTATTTTACTAGATATAAAAATTCTATTACCGGAGTTTATTCCGGATATTCTGATGGAGTTCCATATACCGGACTTCCAGATAATACAGTAGGTTATGCCATAGATACTGCTATGAATGAGTTAAACGCTAAATTTACAGACAGATTAACTTTTGGGATATTGATTGGGTTCTCTAAACAGATGCTTCGGTTAGTGCGCGGGAAACTTAAAAGCTGGTCAAATTATTTAAAAACTGAACAGAACTTTGGCACAGTCAGCCAAGGGGTTCGCCGATTTGCGTTGCCGTCTGCTGTATATGACCAGAATAGCAATAAAAGCATTAAGAGTTTGCGAGTTGGAACCGGATTGCCTTTAACCCCGATAGACAGAGATGAATATTTACAAATGACAGAAGATGTGGTTTATACGGAAGTGGCAACGCAAGCAGAAATTGGCGCAACTTCTTTAGTTTTAGATGATACCAGCGATTTGGAAGATACTGGTTCTGTCAGCGTCTTTAAAAGTGGCGTGAAATATAGTGTTGAATATACTGTAAATACTCGCTCCACAAATACTTTAACAGTCGCATCAGACCAAATTACTGTTGTTTTACTGGTAGATTCTCAAGTCTGGCAGAACATTGAAGAATCAGAGCCTGAATACTTTAGCGTCCAAGATAGTTATGTATATTTATGGCCGATAATTGATTCCAATTTTGAGGGTAGAAACTTGACTGGAGATTATCTCTTAGAAATTGAAGAAATCGACTCACAAATGGATGTCCTTTCCAATAAAAAATTTGACTTATTAATTCCGTATTTAAAGTGGAAAATAAAAATGATAAACAATAATAATGGGGATGAGAATATGAATGACCCCAGTTACGCCCAATTTCGGGAACTCTTAACCGATGTAATCAAAAACGAAACTTTACCTGAAAGCGTTGGATTCCGTCCACGAGGTCGGGTTATTGAAGGCGGAAGAAGTGCGTTAAACAGGCGTTAATATTGCTTCCATCACAGCACAATTTTTAGATGGCAGAAAAAAGTTTAAAAGCTATTTCATATAATAATTGGAGCAAAGGGAATTGGCAATCAATCAGCGAATCCCTCGCGCCAAAAGAATCCGTTAAACTCGGATTAAATCTTGACAGTGATGACATTCTCGGTTATTTAATCTCACGCAAAGGCACAACTCTTATAAACGCGCAAATTATAGACGCTAAACCTATTCTTGGTTTGCATAATTTTCGTGATTCCGGTGCGGGAGCTGGTTCAAAACTTTTTACAGTAGTGTCTGATGGCACAAATAGCGACATTTATGATGCACTAGACGGCACCAAAAGCCTTCAGGACGACACCAAGGACCTCAAAACACGATTCCTTACCTATTTGGACAGTTGTCTGCGTCTGAATGGCACAGACGAGCCTAAGGCGTGGAATGGGAGCGCGTGGGTGACCACAGCAGGGGCTTTTGACCTTGATAATCTCCCACAAACCTCAAAATACGCTTTGGAGTTCAGAGATAGGGTTTATGTGGCTGGCAGGTCCGATTATCCTGATAGGGTGGATTATTCAGGCATCGCCAGTTCAACTACTCGCGCAGTCAGTTGGACATCTGGAAACGGGTTTTTTAACCTTGAACAAGAAGATGGTGGGGGGAATATTACCGGTATGGCGAAAGTTCCCGGATATATTTTGTTTTTTAAAAAACGCACAATGAAAAGGTATGACGGTTCTTCCGCATATCCGGAAGATATGGTCAACCAAGGCGCGCCATCGCAAGAAGCCATCGTAGTCGCGAAAGGTATTTGTTTTTTTGTAAATGAAAATGGAGCGTGGGCTACTTCAGGTGGAGACCCAAAAAAGATAAGCACTTATACAGTTGACAAAGTTATAAAATCATTGTCTGCTACAAATTGGGCGAATGTAGCTTCTGGCACGGATGAAGAACATATCTTTTGGTCGTTTGCTTCCGTAACGATGAGCGGAGAAACTTATACAAATGTGGTTTTGAAATATAACATTTTGCAGAATACTTGGGATATTCGTAAATACCCGACATTACATCGAGTTTATGCTAAATATGTGGATTCCGATGGAGCGGTCTTTCTGACGACTGGCGATGATGATGGAAATGTTTTAAAAATGGATATAGGAACGACTGATAATGGCTCGGCGATAAATTGGGCGTTGGAAACTCAAGATTTGTATTTTGGATTCAGATTATTCCTTAAATCCATATCTCAAATTGGTTTCATAACAGAAAATATTTCCAAAGCGTCAGTAATGTGGCGGACATCCAGCAAACCCGAAGATTGGGAATCGCTTGGGGTTATAGATAAGGAAGAAGTGATGATTGACCAGATAGATTTACGAGGAACTAAATTCCAGTTTAAATTAAAAAATGAGACTGATTCGGGACAGGAAATTATTAAAAGTATTGAATTTCCCGAAGGAATTGTTGTTTATTCATCGACACAAAATTAATGCCTAAAAAAGGATATAAACAATCTGAAGAACATAGAGAAAATTGGATAAAAGTATTTTCAAATACAAATGACTAATTACATTGACATACCAGAAAATCCGACATTGGAACAAATAGGACTAGACCAATTCGGGCAGTCACCTTTGTCATTTGCAGGTTCTGAAGTAAATAAAAAAGCCCAAACAATGTTTGAAGCTGGAGTTCCTTCCAATTTTATCCAGGATGGAGATATAATTAGAAGATTGAATTTGATTGATGGATGGTTGCAATCTAATAATTTCGTAACTGGAAGCACTGGTTGGAGAATAGATTCTGATGGTAATGTGGAGTTTGATTCGGGTTATTTCAGAGGAGACATAACTGGAGCAAGTGGAACTTTTTCAGGAACTGTTACAGTCGGATTTGCGGACATAGGCGCTGGAACAAACGCAAACGCATTAAATATCGGACACGGAAATGTAAAATTAGATGGAGCAAATAAAAGAATTATCATAAATGACGGAACCAATGATAGAATTCTCATAGGCTACGCTCAAAATAAGTTTTGATAATAGGATACCTTTAGGAAGATATTTAACTAAAAAAGAAATTATCCACCACATCAACGAAATTAAAGATGATAATCGAATAGAAAATCTATATTTATTTGAAAGTTTAGGAAAACATAATGGTTATCATCATAAATTAAGACACGGGAAAATTGATAAAATAATAAAAAGTAATTTATTTTGATTATATGGGAGATTATGGTTCAGCAGTTTCACAAAAAGGATATGATGTAAAGACTTGCGCGGATAGATTTCTCATATATAGTTCGGCGTTTCAGACCTTGAAAATTTTTAATACATACGCAGTCACTAAAACAATTCCAGCAAGCGGAACAAGCACAATAACAATAACTCACAGTTTAGGTTATTATGCTCCCTATATAGTTATTTATAACGGAGATACAACAAAAGGAGTTGGAACATCACATTTTTTTTCAATACCAATTTCAGAAAGCGCACCACCAGACATCGCCTTTCCAGCGACAAGAATGTATGCGAATACATTGGAAATAGATGTGGAGTATTATCACGGAAACTCGGGAGATACCATTTATTTTACAGTTTATATTTTTTTAGATGATTTTAGAACAGTTGCTGAAAATACAATAAACACAGGGACATCTAGTGGAGCAAGTTCAACCGATTATGGAATACGAATAAGTAAGGGGGGGTTTGATGTAAAGACCTGTGATGATAAAGACTGCGTTTTATCAAGTTCGTTTTTTAATCAAATAGTTCATAAAAAAGGAATTTCTGATGGAGCAAATGTTTCTCACAATTTAGGGTATGTTCCAAATTATTTAGCTTATGGAAAGAGGGATGGGCAAAGCTATATTTCATTTATAAGCCAAACATATTCACAAGATTATTATAACAACATAAATTCAACTACGCTCTATATTCCGCCATTTCCTAACGACTGGGATGATATGTATTATATAATTTTCAAAAATGTTATTAGTTAAAATAATAAAAATAATTTTAAAGATAATGGGCGATTACGGATTAAGGATTTCACAAACTGGGGATGTTAAAACTGTTAGTGATTTAGATTGTGCTGTCACATCAAAATACTCTAATTTAAAAGGAAGTTTGTCTGGTAGTGGTTCAAAGTCTATACCTAATGATACAGTCCAAACAGTTACTATCGCACACGGATTAGGGTATATACCTTTTGTTAGAGTTTTTATAGATGTAGCTCAAGATGGAAATTTTGTAACAGCTCCAATATTTCTACTATCTATGATTGACCAGCAGTCGTATTGGGTAGCGACTGATTCTACTAATGTATATATAAAATTTTGGCAAGGAAATGATTTTGGAGATACATATACGGTAGATTATAAGTATTTTATTTTTATTGA